TCAAGCAAAAAATTAGCGGCAATTCTTTGATGTTGCCGCAAAATATTCTATTTTTCTTGTACTAAAATTATAATCCCTATAATTTTTCTGACTAAGAGGCATTTTTCTGTCCCTTATTTCCGATTTGCTCATTCTTTGCCGCTTGCTCCTCCTTGATTTCTGCAAGCTCCTCTTCTACCCTATCAGCATTCCCGGCAAACATGATTCCCTCACGCGTTGACCAGATGCCACCACTGACAGCGGAAACGGCAGTAGTCACCTTATCATTCAAATCATCAATCATATATGGAACCAGTTCTGTTTCTATGTCAATGGTTTGCGATGCCTTGCTAAACTCGGTTGGATTGATAGAGCCTAAAGCGGAAACAATGAAATTTACTCTCCGCTGTAAAAACTCGCCGATAACCTCACCGTGATTTTCTACCGCCATGTGTGCACCCATGAACATAAAGCGGAAAGCGGTTCCTGATGCTTTGCCTACCCCCTTCAACGTCTCAAAGGATATTCTTGGAGTGTTTGACATATCATAAGCCATATTGGTGAGTGTTTCTGCTTCAAAACGTACCGTATCCGGAACTTGGTTCCACGTCAGATACTGGGCATCCGCACTTTCACCTGTAAGTTTGACCATTCTATCCTTAACCTTACCCATGAAACCCTCCACGTCACCGATAAGTTTCAATAAAGGGAAGAAATGATAATCGATGCAATCTGCATAATTGGATAATAATTTCTCCAACCGAACCCGAAAAGTCTTTATCTTTTTGCAATAAGGTTCAGGACGGTAGGCATAGAGAACCGGTAATTTGGGGAATCCATGAGTAAAAGGCGTTCTTTCTTCATACCCTTTAGATAAATCCCACTGATAGACCATCTTATCAGTGATAGTCATAAAGCAAGTTATCTCCGAATCATCCATGAGCTTCTTCTTGTACTCACGTGAGAAAGCAATCATTTTACCTTCATCGTTAAAGAACGGGTATAGTTTATCACCTCTGAATGGAGACCATAACACGCTTTTCAGTTTCTTGGTGGGCTTGACCTTACCACCGAACGTAGTCTTAACTTTCTTCCAAAACTTTGCCCAAAACGAATCATCATCGGTAACATACCAATATTCTGCCGCTTCTTGTTCGGAGAGCCAGGCACGGACAATCTTCTTGTTTTGGTATTTGATTTTGTTGGATTTAAATACAGCCTTTACCGCATCCAGCAGCTTCTTTTCATCATCATCAGTCGGAGTGCAATCCATAGACGGTTCTGTGCCGACCGTGAAAGCAGTTTGAATATTCACTATATCCTGTTCCAATGGAATGGAAATACGGTTCACCGGTTCAGTCTTATACTTTGCTTCGATTTCATAAGTCTTACCAGTTTTTTCATCGAAGTGTTTCTCAGCTTCTTTTTCAAGAACCTTTCTGTCCGGATACTTCTTTTTGTCAACCATAATTTCATGGCGTTCCGGATTCCAATCGTCCCAAAGTTTACAACAGTCGGGAAGTTCAGTCTTCCTACCTTTCTTCAGGTAGTTTATCTTCTGCCCGATATCGGGCAATGCTAATATTTCTTCTAAATTCAATGGCATAGCTTATATTTTTAGTGTGTGAATATTCCAGTTAAATCTTTCGGCTTCAAAATGCGTCCAAGCAAACAACCCAATACATAATATCTAATGGCATCCATCAAATGATTATATTCATCTACTGGCTCATTGATGTAGTTTCCATCCTTATCTTTATCCCAAACATATTTCCGAAGTTCAGTAATAATATTGTAAGAGCGTTCTGTTACAAAGAACTCCATGTCTTTAATCTTATCAATACCCGCTTTGATGGAGCCGGGAAACTTATCTACCGGATAGATATTCACGCCTCTGTTCTTTATCTCTTGAATCAATCGAGGGTCTTGCGAATCGGCAAAAACTTTCATAGAGAAAGGCTTTAACCTATTGGCAATAGCCGACGAAAGCATATCCGTTTCATAGAAAAGTTCATCAACATACAAACGGTTATCAATAATGCCACATCTTACAGCAGCGGAAGGATCATTAGTAAAGCCGAAGTCCTGCCCTATTCCTACCTTTTTGCATTCCTGCGGGAACTCTTTCACAATTCCCCACTTCTTGAACACAGCACCTTCTGCAACGTCAGCCCAGCGACCGATAACCACATGAGCATACTTTTCAGGATTACTCACCTTCATATCCTCCACCTCTTTCAGAAACTCCGGGGAAAGATTCTCCAAGTTATCAAAATACGTAGTATGGATATGAAGCACATTCGGATGAGTGGAAATCTGAACCTGCACACCATCAATCTCTACCAGCTTGTGAGTTTTCTCAATGTATTTCTTGTAGATGAAGTGATTGGAATCGCATGGGTTCATTATAATGATAATCCGGTTCTGAATACCCTTTTTGCGAATGGAGAGCATTATTTTATCGAACTCATCTTCGCTTGTCCACTCTTCCGCTTCATCGCAAACGAAAGTCGTAATGCCTTGAATGGATTTCAGTTTTGCTGTCTGGTTCCCGGAAGAAGTCTTGATACCCCGGAACATGATACGGCTCTTAGTCATCTTATTGACTATATCCGTCTTTGTGGTCTTGAAATATTTCGTGGTACCGTCCAAATCTATCTTCTCCATCATTTCGGGAATGATAGACATACCGGCAGAAACCATCGTGTAACGGGTGTAAAGAATCTGATGAACTATCTTCTCTACGGGAGTCATTTCAAAAGTCAACCGCTCAATAAAGGTAGAAGCATTGAAAGACTTTCCGCTACCACGCCCACCGGTGATAAGAATTATAAATTTTTCCTTATCCTCATATAATGGATGGTAAATTTCTTGAGGTACTATCATTTCAGCTTGTCTTTAATCCAGGAATCAATGTTGATGCCGTGCTCTATGTCTGTTGGAATATCAGCATCTTCTGATTCTTCCCCAAAACCTTCGCTTTTCCCTAATGTAGAAAGCAAATAACGAATCATATAGCCGTCTGGACGTTCACGCCAACCCACGAAATTTCCATCTTTATCCTTTTCAGGAATACCCAATGCAAGAACACGGGCAGAAACCAAACATTCATCAACCAACGCCCCGCGCTCATCTGATATAGCATCTTTAAATTCAACATCTTCTTTCGCCCATTGATATACAGTTTTCCGAGCTACTTTAAACGTAGCCGCAACCTTAGTCAGATTTCCACCAGATTTGCGGAGAATCTTTCTAAAATCTTCTATATTAGGTTTCTTAGCCATATCCTTGTGTACGTGCGCGCGTATTTGTTACTTTCGTCACTTAATCAATTTTAATACATCTTCCCCTTTTACAAACTTGTCATCTGTGCTGATACCAAGCAAATCGCAAAAATCCTCTTTAGCGTTGTAAGAAGAAAAAGACAATGTAATATAAGCTTCTTCGTTTTGCTGTCTTTCTATTGACAATTCTCTTACTTGCTGTTTAATGGCTTTCATGTGCTCTTTCTTTTCATCATAAGTCTTCTCATCCGCAGAGGGAGTTTCAATTTCGTCAAATGATGGCAGAGGGGACAATAAATCATCCACAAAATCTAACTGAGATGGCATTTCTGTGTTTATGGAAAGAATATCATTCAATTCCCCAATGTCCAAGCCGACATTCGTATAATCTATATCAGAAATGTAGCCAGCTATAAGGTCTATATCCGGCTTTGTATTTCCTACAGCCATATATGTAAGCTGTTCCTTCTCAGCCTTATCGTCAAGAGCTACGACTTCAACCTTTACATCATAATCCGTTTTAGATGTACCATCGTATTTGTAGTGCAGGTCCATTGCCTTAATCCTTCGATGCCCGTCAATCAGATTCCTCGATTTTTCATTCCATACAATACCACCAAGAAAACCAATTTTCTGCAAATTTTTCTTTTGCAGCTTTACTTTCTCGTCCGAATGCCTTTTAGGGTTAATCGGATTAAGATTTATTTGAGAGCGTTTTATAATTCTTGTTTCACTTTGTTTTAGCTCTTTCATAGTCATATTCAAATAATTTCCGTTCTACCAATGGATATTCATTTATAACTTTTTGTAAATCAAATGGATATTTAGAACGAAGAAATAACAAGTAATTAATATCCGTTATGTCAGTGCCGGATGATTGATGTTTTCCTCCATATGATTCGGGTTTGATTAGACCTTTTCGACTAATGTACTCCAATACATCTTTGTTCCGATATTCAGATAAGGGATAACACTTCTTTTGCACTTCGTTAATACCGTTCAACTTATATGTACGTAACATTAAACGTCTATTCATTGAATCAGACTGCTTAAATCCAAAGAAGGCCCATTCGATATTATATTTCTCCCTTATAATATCCGTAAGTTGAGCCATATTGTATAGTTTCTGCTTCTCGTTCTTAATACATCCTAAGTAACCAATACGCCTAAATGAATAGACCGCAAAGTGAGGTATCTGAATGTACTTCACGTTTGGATATTTACTGCAAGCATAATTTATATAACGATTGATATGAGACAAGTCTTTTATAACATACATATAGGCGCAAACGACCTCTTTGAAATAAGGTGATATTAGGTCCAAAAGGGCTATACTGTCCTTGCCCGATGCCGAGTGAAACAATATAACCCTATCAGCCTTTAAAGCAACTTCTTTAATTATATCTATTGCTTTATCCATCATTAAACAACTCTACCGCCTACCCTACGATTAATTCTTGCTCGCTGAGCTGCATTTCGCCCCATAGATTGAAATCGTCCGGCTTCATAATCTTTTCGGGTACGATACTTTTGACCACTTGCATCTGTTGCATACGTTTCTGGCATAATCTTTAATTTTAAATTAAACAATCCTTTTACTAAATAAACAAAGCCACCCAAGTGGCTTATATTATTTCAAACCTGAATGGCTTATGATTTCACAAATATGTAAGTAGTAAAATAATGGCAACTCTTTCGGTGGATTCTTCTTGAACTCTTTTAATTGTTCATCAAAATCATGGAAATCAAATTCATCATGCATGAACTTAATACCTTCTTCTGTCACTTCACCTATACCTATCTCGTCAATTGCTACATCAAGTGTCCACGGTGCACCGGTACTATAAAAATGAATAGCTTCTATATCCGTTCTCAAAATAGACTGACATTCATCTTCACGCCCAGCCTTTCTCAATTTTTCATTTTCCTCAATCTGATTGAAGTCCGTGAACATTTTCTCATATTTAGAGCTGAGCATACGAGTTTCTATACACTTTTTACCGTTCAGAATATCTAAAGCGTTGTTTCTATTCATTACAAGCGAATACGCTTCTATCTCTTGACCTTTATAATTAATCTTCATACTATTCTATCATTTTTAAATTTATACTATAAAAAAGATAGTACCCCAAAGGTACTACCACAACCAAAGATAACGAAATATCTTCAATCGTTATACACGACAATCGGCTTATTGTCGTGAACTAAGCCATTTATCCCGTCTTTCTCTGCATGCCTCTAAGGTAGGCGCACAACAAGCAAAAAGTTCACCGCTATCAGTACGGTAGTCGTACTGGTACATTCTCACTCTTTTTCCTCTCAACCTGGTGTTGTAGGTACAATAATTCTCTTTACCGGGTTGGCATACGCTGCAACCGTTTTCATTTATTGAGTTCATAATCACTATATTTAATGTTTTGCATTCAATCTTTTTTCACTCGTATAAGCCACTACAAGCCCAGTCTCGTCATGCTGTATGGTGATGTACTTTTCACCCCTCTCTATAGTAGAGAAGTCGTACGGCGTACATAGCTTACCCAACACTTTACCCAGCTGCTTCATCAGTGGAGCTTCGGGGCTGATAACTAAAACTAAATCCGCTTTCATAATCGTGTGTATTGTGGTAGCCCGAAGGCTACCGGATTAAAACTTCTCGATTTTGAGATTGTCGTTAATGATAAACATACGTCCACACTCTAAAATCACATGTGTATCTGTAATTCGTTTGATTACTCTTACTACATCATCGTGCGATATGCGTGGCGTACCGTCTGCATGACAGCCATTAGACAAATCACCTGATACTCTATATCTCAAACCTACTGTAACTTCATTTACGTTCATAATCTTATATATTGCGCAGGGCTTTTACCCTGCTGGTTAAACTTATAATATCGTAATCTCTTTGTTGCCTATCTCTGTATCTACATTCAGAACCTCGTACTTTTGAGCCTTGTAATTATAAACGACTTCACAGGTATTGAAACCTCTACCATCTTCTCTTTGGTCATAAACAGTATTTATATGCTGATACATTTTATTGCCTAACATGAAGTTTATCTTACCTGATGTACAGAAGTAGAATGCTACCGCATACTTCAATGTTTTCTTCTCATCAATTTTCTTTGTTGCCATATCTTATATATTTAAATTATTATTCAAACTATGTTTTGATTGTCACACTGCAAATATCAAACTTTATTTTGAATAAAACAAATTTTGATAGAAAAATTTTCAAATTATTTTTTGATACTATTCTTCTGTATTCTATGTATAATTTGAAAACTATTCCTATCTTTGCGTCAAATTATAATTTGAATATCATGCTAAGAGTACAAGAAATCTGCAAACAGCAGGGTATTACCATGCAAGACCTTGCTAAAAGAATGGGAGTGACATATCAAGCCCTGTATGCCGCTGTGTCCGGCAACCCTACCATTGGGAAGTTAGGAGAAATAGCAAAGGCTTTAGGTGTAGGGATAACTGATTTGCTGAATGAAGACAAGGAGGAAAACACTATCACTTGCCCTCATTGTGGGAAGAAAATTAAATTAGAGAAAGGAGAATAACTATGCCTTATTGGTTACAGTTTACAATATTTGCTATTATAGCAGGATTAGTGCAATACATCATCACTTACTTCAAGGAAAAAGGAAAGAATCTTGCAACTAAAGAAGACATAGGTGAAATTACTAAAGAAATAAAATCCGTTGAAAGTCAATTTATTAATGAAACAGAGAAGCTTAAAAATAAATTAGCAATTTTGGCAAATGCGCAAACTGACATAACTTCAATGGAACGTCAGGCTATTATTGAGGTTAACAAAAGC